CAGGGCGATGGTTGCAGCGAACAATTTCAATGTATTGTGCATTTTCATACGTTCTGCAGTTGGATGGATGCACCAGTCACGATGCAGGTTGTGGCAGTCGCGTTTTGGGCTGTGACCTGCACATAGGTAGAGGGCACGCCGACCATCTGCGTACCGGCGGCGTCTGCGTAGTATTGAACCTGCACTGTCAGCGACTGCGATCCAGAAACCGATGCCAAAACATTGTTGTAGCCTTGAATAGCACCCGAGCGCCGATTGAAAACCGAGGTCGAAAAAACGCCAGATGACCATGTAGTTCCAGCCAGAATCGCGGTGGGGAACGGGGTCGGTGGTTGGATATAGATCGGAGCGTTTTCACTGACAAATACGGGCGGCGGCGAGGGAATTGCCGCCACGCTGTTGAGCGCAGAAATTTGTGCGGCCGTCATGGCAGCCGCCTGGGCTGTCGTCAGCGCAACCAGTTGAGCAGTAGATAGAACTGAGATTCCTGGCGCAGGGATGCTTGCGAGCTGCGAAGTGGACAGCGATGCCAGTTGCGCCGTGGTCAAAGCCTGCAGCTGAGCCGAATTTACGCCCTGTATCTGCGCCGTAGTCACGGCCGCCAGTTGCGACGTCGTAAGTGCCTGGATATCCGCTGTCGTGTGGCCTTGGTTGATCTGGGACGTTGTGAAAGCCTGGATTTGTGCCGTACTCAACGCAACGATCTGGGCCGTTGTCAATCCCATGACGGCCGCCGGCGTGAGGCTTTGCACTTGCGATGTAGTCAGCGCATGCGTTTGCGCCGTGGAAAGTGCGGCCACCTGAACCGGCGTCAAACCATAGGCAACTTGGCTCGTCGTAAGGTTTGCGACCTGCGTGGTGCTGAGCGCAGCAATATCGGCTGTTGGCAATGCGGCGAGCGCGCCCATGTCAAGCGCAGCAGTTTGCGCGGTCGACAGCGCCGTAACCTGCGCCGTGGTCAGGGCCGGTGATTGCGAATACCAAAAGGCGTTGATTTGTTTGGTCGTGAGCGCTTGAATGTCGGCGGTGCTCAGCGACACAATTTGCGCCGTTGTCATGCCGGCTACCGTGGCCGGTTGCAGCGCGACAATTTGTGAGGTATTCAGTGCGGCTAACTGCGCGGTCGACAAGCTGCCGATCTGAGATGCTGCAATCGACGATACCTGGGCAGTTGTCAGCGCAGCGATGTCTGCTGTGGAAAGCGTCTGAAGTTGGGCCGATTGCAGGCCAGGAATCGATGCCGAAGCGATAGTGTCGACCTGAGCCGTGCTCAAGGCCTGAATGTCAGCCGTAGTGATCGCCGCGATCTGGCTGGAACTGATCGTATTGACCTGCGATGTGGTCAGCGCTACGGCCTCGGCTGTCGTCAATGCGCCGACTTGGGCGGTCACCAGAGCAGCAACGTCTGCCGTCACAATGGCTTGGACCTGTGCGGTCGACAGTGCGGCGATATCAACCGTCGTAATCGCCGGCGTTTGCAGCGGCGTGATGGCGGCAATCTGTGCCGTCGTCAATGCTTGAGCCTGAGCCGTAGTGAGCGCGGCCACCTGCGCAGTTGTAAGGGCAGCGATATCCGATGCCGGCGAAATCGCAACGATTTGTGCAGTCGTGAACTGAGACAAGGCCGGCGGCGTGATCGCCGCCATCTGCGTCGAAGACAGCGCAGCAACCTCGGCCGTACCCAAATAGGCTGCCTGAGCCGTCGTCAGGCTCTGCATATCGGCCGTGCTCAGGCCCGTCATTTGGGCGGTCGTGAGCGCGGCGATTTGGGCTGTCGTCAAAAGGTCGAAAAATGGCACTTTGGTTTCCTAGTCAGGTGTCGCTGCTTTGGTCAGCGATATCTTTCACGTCCATCTCGCTGCCGGGTTCTTGCTCCGGCGGCGCCGGTACGTCATCTACGTCAATCCCCGAATACGGGCTGTCTTCCTCGCCGGCGATGCGGGTGCGCACCTCTTCCGCTGAGAGAATCCCCGAATCGATACGAATCTGATCCTCTTCGGCCTGAGCCTTCTTGATCCTGGCCTCCTGCTCGCGGTCGATCATCTTCAACGGCTCCCACTTGAAACCAATTTCAGGATCGATTTCGCCAAATTTCGAAAGCTGGATCAGGTTGATGACCTTCGAGAGCGGAGGCGTGTACAGTTCTTGATTCGCCATGCAAGTGTCTTGAAACACTTCAATCTCGTCTTGGCTCGATGCGTTCAGGCCCGCAGGCGTGATGCCGGTCAAGTAGACCAGCGGAATCCCCGTCGGCGCGCACATCTGTTCCTGACTCTGCGCTTGGAGTTTGTCGAGTGATCCCAAATTCGTACTGACGTTCTCGAATTCCTCGGCGCTCTTGTCGATCGCCATCGCACCGTGGTTGTCGCGCGTTTGATTGAACACCATCAAGCGATTGAACAGATTCTGTGCGCTGCCGCCCTGCAGAATCGTGGACATGTCCGTCTTCAACACCCACACCGTGAAGCTGTGGATCAGATCGGAAACCGACTGCCGCGTGCGCAGCCAATTGTCCACATAAGGCTTCATCATCTGCAACAAACTCAAGCCAGAGAACGCGTAGGCTGGCTTCAGGATGTCCGGGATGTCGCGCGTGATGATCGTCAACAGCCGGCTGCTATGTATTTCCTTGCCCATGACAAACCAACTCGTGGGCTTGTAGAACGTCGGGTCGAGCGGATTGTCGGCGTTGTACAGGTTCGGGTAGGACCAGATTGGCTCAATCACAGTCAAACGCTCGATCTGACGCTTGCCGATCTTCTCGGTCTTCTCCACCAGTTCGGTCTTTAGTTCGCCGGAGTCCTTATTGAAGTCGTCACCGAAGTCGATGAAAATCTGGCTGCGGCCGAACAGGCCATCTTGCTCGATCGCCTGCCGAAACTTGGCCTGCGTATTCAGGCGTTTGAGTTCGGCCTCAATGACCTTGATCTTGTCGGCCTTGTCTTCTTCGCCCGTTGCCTGAATCTTGATCCATTTGCGCGTCATCTCGCGCGCATAGATTTCGGCCGGCTTGCGGAACTCGGTGATCTGGGCCCAATTGGCCAAGACCGTGAAGCCAGGAAATGCATAGCCTTCCTGAAAGGCGGCGTTCAAATTCTCGCCAAGCGCCAAAGGAATAGCGCCATCAAAGGCGCCGTCCATCGTTATGCGCCGACCCGCAGGCAGCACGCCCTTCATGGGCTTGTAGGGCCTCAGATTGTCGCGAACGATTTCCTCAACCGACTTCTTTCGCTTTGGGTTGACGCGCATGGTCGAGACAGCTTCATCCGTTACCCGAAATGCGGGATGCGGAATGGAAGCAGCAGCAGGCGTGACGGCCTGCGCCACCCTCTCGGCTTTCTTGCGCTGGCGGCGGTTCATTTAATGTCAACGATGCGATGCGCCACACCTTTGCGCTGCCACATTTTCATATGGTGGAAGCGCTGAAGATTGGCCAATGGGTTGAAAATCGCCGGGAATAGTAGAGCTTCACATGCATGCTTCTTCGCCTGTGCGCAGGCGAACAGCGCGACCGCATTTAGGCGGTTTCTGGCCCTTTGCTTTTGGTTCATCGCGTGCGCCCCATGCGTGCCAACTCCTGAATAGCATCGCCAGATATCTCCATTGGCATGTGTCCAGGCGCGAACGCCATCACAACAGCATCGGCCAAGTTCGGCGAAGGCACATCGCGCTTTTCCAGATCCTTCTTGCTTTCCACTTTCACTTTCCCATTGTTGTCAAAGTCACGCTTGGGCGTGGAGAGCTCGTCGATGATCTGGTTTAGGAACGGCAAACTACCGGACAAGCTGATCAGCTCGTCCTCGTCGAATTTGTCGCCGCGGTGGATTGCGTTGTAGGTATTGCGGAACCGATCTGCCAGCAACCACCAGGCCTGCGCTTTGATGTTGGCGAAATGGTCTTTGTTCTTCGTCTGTGGCGTATAAAACGATTCCGGCTGATACACGGCGCCGCCGGCGTTGAACTTCGTGTACTTGATGCGGCCATCAATCATCGTATCGTTGATCTCACCAAACTTTGCCCCTGCGCTGGCGCCGACGCCGATCGAGTCGTAGACCACGTCGGCCTGTCGCTCGCGAGCTGCGCTCCATGTGCGTGAGCACGACTTCAGCAGCTCATCTTCGCCGGCCTTCCAGAGGTCAGTCCAAAGCACCACGGAACCGTGGGCATAGGCGTTTGCGCACTTGTCAGCGCCGCTATCTGCAATGTCGAAGCCAATGCGCTTGCGGCCGCTAGCCTCGAAGCCTAGTCGCTTGTGAGCGTCTATCGCCGCCAGAATCCACGAGCGCTTGATGATCGCATTATCATCGTTGAGAAGCGGCTCACCTTCATAAACATGAAGGTATTCGTCGTAATCCTCCGCTTTTGCGGATGCGATCAAATCCAAGGCCGTTTTTGACAGAAACGGGTTCTCGTTGTAATTTATCTTGCGAACGATCGTCCTGGCCGGCGGATTCATAACGAACCGCTTGTACACAAAGTCTGAGATCAACTTCGGGTTGAAGATCAACCAATGCTGTGATTCATCGTCGCGCAACGTCGGATCAATGACACGCCACTCTTCCGGCGTCATCAACTCACATTCTTCCGCCCAATGAATTCCTACGGCAGTGGTGCCTTTAATTTCTTCGATATTCCGAGCGCGCCCATAAAACAGGAAGTCGGTGCCTGTTTCTGGGCACTCAATGCGATTCTGATAGATCGCAAATCTGCTTTTCAGACCGAACCGCTCAATCTGCATTTTCAACAAGGTGTAGACAGAGTCGTCAATGCGGTTTTGAAACTGCCGCGTCGCCATAATGCGCGTCGAGCATTCCATGGCAATGGCCACCGCCACTCCCGCCGCATCCCAAGACTTTGAGCTCATGCGACCACCGTACAGAACTCGGTTGCGCGCCGGCTTCAGCCAGAATTCACGAAGCGCTGGATTGAGCGTCGCCTCTTGCGTAGAAGTCGGCAAGAGTACGGCGTTGCTCTGGCTGGGCATTGTTGTTGATCTGGATTGCGGTGTCTGGCGTCTTTCCCAAAACCGTTTCGCGACCCTTTAAGATGGTTTCTGCCAACATGCGGTGCTCAACTTGGGTAGTCGCTTCGGTAATTTTCCTGACCGCTGCGGAGACGTTCTTGACTGCGGCGTTGGTGAAGAATTGAATGTGTTTCGTTCGCTCATCGACAACCGCATGAACACTGTTCACGGAATGTTCATCAAGTTCGCTAAGTTCTTGTTTTGCTTGAACTAATTTGTTCACGGTGTCGGCCGTGTCTTTCGCAACATCCTTTGTCGTTTTGTTGACAAAGCCAACACTCACACGATACTTCGACGCCAAGTCGCGCTGTGTGAATGCGCCTGTGCGCCAGTCCGCTATGATTAGCGGAGCCTGATCAGCGGGAGAAACCCGCATGGTCTTGGTTGCCATAGCGATGTCTTGAAAGGTTGATGGTGATCGAGTGCAGGATTCGAACTCTGCAATACGCTGGTCCTCCGGTTACCCGTCCAGCTTTGCCTTGCGACTTTCAGCGTCTACCAATTCCGCCAAATCGTTCACCATCAAGTGAGCCCGCCGGCGCGCGGGTATTCGCCGCTCTTTGCCAATCAAGGCTTTGGTATCGACAGGCTCACTTCATGGAGAAAAATCCCGACGCCGCGTTGTGGGCGCCGGGCAAATCCCATCAGGAGGATGGAAGGATACTCAAAACTCCTGCGGACTGCGCTAGCTAGGCTCAGGCCGAGAGCTCCCGGCCGCAATCCGCATGAGTTTTGATGCTTATTTCGTAGGTCCGTAGACCATCGCCACCTTGGCATGATTCATGTCAGTGGTGATTTCCAGCAAGGTCTCGCTGCGCTGCATGCGCGCCACAGACTGCATGGCCTCGACGTAGAGTTTCTTGTGCGCTGCGCCCTGGCCGATCTTGCAGAATGCGTTGGCCAGTCGCTCAATGGCTTTATCGACGGTGTCGTTGGGCTTCATGCGTAAAACTCCGTGCGCGTTACCTCGATCATCTCGAACTTGCCGGTTCCCTGCAGGATGAAGCCAGGCCAGCAATCGGTATCCACGCGCTCCATGATCTCCTTCCGCTTGCGATAGATCGTGCGGCCGGCTTCGATTTGGGCCCGGGCTTCGCAGATATCGTACCGGTGTGTGGGGATGCTCGTGAAAATAGTTCTTGACATGTTTCTAGAAACATCTATACTTCAGTCATCAGCAGCACAAACCGAGTCCTGGCGGTTCCAGGCGTTACAAACGGAGCAAACATCATGGCAACATTCAAATCTTGGACT